CAAAAGCTGGTCCATTCTGGTTTGAAAGAATGAAAGCAGATAAGAAAGAAGAAATATTACAAGGTGCTAGAAAATTGGCAGGTGCAAAATGAATATAATTGAATTGGTTAAACAACTAATATCTGAATTTCCTAAGATACAGGAACTAACCGGCGGTATAAATGTTGATTTCACGGAAGATACCCCGGGGAACTGCGGCTTATATCCTACAGGAGACCAGCTTTTAAAAGAAGACATCTTAGGGAATCAAGACAGGCAACACAATTTCGTACTATATGCAGTATTTCAATCATTTAACGATTATGAAAGGCTTGCAAACAGTACTTTTTTGTTGGATTTAGCTTATTGGCTCGAAAGAGCTGCTAAAAACCAAGAGATAGAAGTAATAATTGACGAGCAAACTGTAAGAGGGAAATTAACAAAATTAAGTAGTGCTAACGGTATGTTATACGATTACCAAGACAGTACTTTATCTGGTCCTGTTAAATACCAATTGCAGATTTATGCTCAATATCATTTGGAAAGTGAGGATTAAATATGGCAGTAGGAGATAAATTAGAAAGAAAATATCTTATACATTATATTGATTCTTCTTTCGGCGGAACTGTATCCTACGAAAGAATCGGAAAGGACTTAGAGGAGTACAACATTGAATTAAACCCAGATGTTGAGACCGTTAAAAACATTTGGGGAGAAACTTCAAATACAGTAAAAGGATACGAGCCTTCCAGTTCCGTAGAAACATACTACGCAAGAGAGGGCGACGCATTATTTACACAGCTTGCGACAATCGCAAATACTCGTGCGACTGGTGCTAAACTAGAAACCACAGTAGTGGATATCCTGGTTAATGAATCGGGAACGGTTGAATGGGCATATAGAGAAAATGTTCTCGTTATTCCGCAGTCTATGGGAGGCGACAATGGCGGTGTACAAATTCCGTATGAAATTATGTATGATGGCGAACGCACAGCAGGCACATGGGATAGGGCAACAAAAAAATTTACCCCAACAACGGAAGAAGATTAAAATCATGGGCGGTCTTAATGGCCGTCCTTTTTATGTAAAGGAGATGGGTACATGGCGAAATTGACCTTAAATACTGGTGTTAAAACCTATGATATAGAAGATGAAAATGGCAAGAATTTAGGCACTATAAGCATTTATCCAAGTGATTTCAACATAGGAAAACGAGCGATGGAAGTGCAGGAAAAAATTGTTGAGTACATTACTTCTGCTGAACAGATCGCTGTTGAAAACGATGAGAGCGCGATTGAACAGATTACTGAAATTGATAATAAAATCAAAGAGCAGCTTGATTATTTATTTAATTCTGACGTGTCAAAAACCGTATTCAGTGGGCTTCATTGCCTGAATGTTACAGAGGACGGTAGATATTTTATTGAAAGATTTCTAGAAATGATAATGCCTGTTATAAATAGCGAGTTAGATAAATCGCTTAAGGCATCACAGAAACGTGTAAAGAAATATACAAGTCAGGTGAGTAGATAATGATTGGTAGATTACCAACACAGTTGGAAATCGATGGTTTAATGTATGGCATTCGCACAGATTATCGAGATTGCCTATTAATTCTTGAAGCTTTTAATGATATTGAACTTACGCACGAAGAAGCAACAATGGTAATGCTCGAAATTCTATATAAAGACATGCCTGATAATTTGGAAGAAGCAACAAAGAAAGCTTTATGGTTCTTAAATTGCGGAGACGACAGTGCAGAAGATAAAATTACGGAAAAACCCGTATACGACTGGAATCAGGACGAACAAATGATATTTGCAGAAATAAACAAAGTTGCAGGGCACGAAATAAGACTTGATGAATATATGCATTTTTGGACCTTTATCGGCCTTTTCCAAGGGATTGGAGAGGGCTATTTTAGTGTTGTTCTTTCTATACGTAACAAGCTTAACAAAGGCAAGTCCTTAGATAAAACAGAAGATGAATTTTACAAAAGAAATAAAAACCTAATAAGACTAAAACCAAAGCTTTCACAGGCTGAACAAGAACAATACGACTTTATCAACGCATTGTACGGATAGGAGGTGATTATTATAGCAGACGGATCATTAAAATTCGATACTAAAGTGGACGAAAGCGGTTTTGTTGAAGGTATTCAAAAAATGTCCAGTAAGCAAGTGAAGTTCCAAAATTCCATTAAAAAAACTCAATCGGAAATGTCTAAGCTTGAAAAAGCCATGGAAGATATGAAGAATGTGAAAGTACCAACACAGGAATATCAGGACATACAGGAACAAATCGCAAAAGCAAAGAATAAACTTGACGGTTATCTTGAGGCGGAACAACGATTAAAGGACACAGGGGCAAAACAAAATGGGCAGGCATGGAAAAACCTGCAATGGAAAATAGAAGATGCCAGGAACACATTAAAAGCCGCAAATCTAGACATGAAAGAACTTGAATCAACTGGATCTGCTTTTACCGTTGGCGGTGACACCTCCAAATTAGATAGTATGCAAGCCAAGTATGATTCCTTAAGCGGAAAGTTAACAGAGTATTCGGTAAAGCTTTCGGAATTGCAACAAAAAGAAGCAGGTGAGGTCACATCTAGCACAAGAGTTTCGCGATCTTTAGAACTTATTGCTTCTGCAGCTGGCAAAGCATGGGCTGGAATAAAGAATCTCGGAGCGGCTACAGTGTCAATATCCGGTAAGCTAGGAAGACTTGCATTGAGCGCGGGGAAAGCTGCAGGTAGTTTTCTTAAAATGATTAATCCGCTAAAAGGCATCCGCTCTGCGACAGACAGTGGCGGTAACAGCATTGGGAAATTTACAAGCCGTATTACTCGAATGGCTAAAACCGCGTTCGTGTTTGCTATACTACGAAATGGTTTTAACAGCTTAAGAAAATACCTAACTAACATGCTTATGACAAATGCGCAGTTTTCCGCTTCTATGTCGCAGGTAAAAGGAAACCTTATGACGGCATTCCAACCAATCTACGAAGCTTGCCTACCTGCTATAAATGCTCTAGCATCTGCACTGGCGAAGGTAACAGGACATTTAGCACAGTTTACATCTATGTTGTTTGGAAAGTCCGTAAAATCAAGCCAGGCAGCCGCAAAATCACAATACGAACAAGTAAAAGCATTAGAAGATACAGCAAAGGCGGCTAAAAAGGCTAAGAAGGAGCAAAAAAGCCTTGCCGGTATAGACGATGTGCAGATACTTGCAAGCAATAAAGACAGTGACAGTGGCTCTGGTAGCGGAAGTAACGTGATAGCACCTGATTTTTCATCTGCAATCGAAGAATCAAGCAATGTATCGGACTTCGTTGAAAAACTTAAAAAAGCTTGGCAAGAATCAGATTTTACCGAAATCGGACAAATTATTGCCAGTAAGATAAACGATGCTATTTCCAACATCGATTGGAATAGTATCCAAGGCACGTCTAAAAAAATTGCAACAAGTATCTACACATTTATTAATGGATTTGTTGGTGAGCTTGACTGGTCAGGGGTTGGCAAAACGGTAGGAAACGGCCTTAATACTGTAGTGGATTTTGCAAGCACGTTTGTGAATGGTCTTGATTGGCAAAAGCTTGGCACCGGAATTGGAACCGGAATAGATAACCTGATAAAGACAGTTAACTGGGCAAAGCTAGGAGAAATGTTTTCTACCTACTATTCTGGAGTTTTTAAAGCAATAGATAGCACAATTATGGCTATAGATTGGGAAGGTACGGGAAACAGCCTTGGAAGTGGTCTTCAAGCAGCAATCAATAGGATGGATTGGCAGGGAGCAGGGCAGCTTGTATCCAATGGTTTTAACTCCGTTGCAACTTTAATAAATAGTTTCTATAAATCGGTTGACTGGATTGGATTTGGAAGTAATATGGCTTCTAGTCTTAATACGGCAATTACGGGTACAAATTGGAGTAATGTTGGAGCAGCTATTGGCAATGCATTAAATACCGCGATAGATACCGCATACGGATTTATAACAGAGTTTGATTGGTCTTCTTTTGGCAAAGGTATTGCAGACGGTATAAATGGCATATTAACAACGACAAACTGGGTAGAACTTGCAGAAGGGGCATCAAGCCTAGTAATTGGATTATTAGACAGTATAACAACTGCAATAAGAGAAATTGACTGGCTGAATATAGGAAACACAATTGGAGAAATGATAAGTAACATTGACTGGCTAGGTATTGCCAGTGGAATAATTGATCTGCTTGTCAGTGCCTTTAACGGATTAGTGTCTACTATATTTGGGATAGGTAAAACGATAGGCAGTAATATTATGGATGGACTTAAAAACGGTATTAAGATATCAGACATCCTTAAAAACGCAGGTAAATGGATAAAGGAACATATATTTGATCCTATTGTTAACAATATAAAGAAACTATTCGGAATACATAGCCCAAGTACTGTAATGCAGGAAATAGGCGGATTTATCATGAAAGGTATGATTAACGGCATAACATCCCTTGTAAGTACAGTTATTGATAAATTCAAAAAGCTTGTTAGCGATATTAAGAATTTATTTGTCAGTATTCCTGACTGGTTTGGAGATAAATTTAATGCAGCACTAACAAAAATCAAGTCAGTTTTCAGCACGGCTGCAGTCAAGAAACATTTTTCGAGCATTTGGGAAGATATAAAAAGCTGTTTTAGCAGTGTTGCAAATTGGTTTAAAGATATATTTACCAAGGCATGGACTAATGTTAAAAATGTATTCTCCACTGGAGGTAAAATATTCGATGGAATCAAAGACGGTATAGCGGATACTTTTAAATCTGTAGTTAACAAGCTGATATCCGGTATTAATACAATTATAGCTGTTCCATTCAACGGTATAAACGGTATGCTAAATAAAATACACGACGTAAGTGTTCTAGGATTCCAACCATTTAGCGGATTGTGGTCCAGGAACCCGTTATCTGTTCCGCAGATACCGAAATTAGCAACAGGTACCGTAGTGCCAAAAAATTACGGAGAATTTATGGCCATCCTCGGTGACAATAAAAGAGAAGCAGAGGTTGTGTCTCCGATCAGCACAATAAAACAAGCACTAAAAGAAGTCATGGCAGAATCAGGTGGATCCGGAACGGGCACAATAAATTTAAAAGTGTACCTGGATAGCAAGGTAGTCTATGATGCCGTAGTTAAGCAAAATAATAGCAATACAAGAAGAACAGGCAGAAATGCTTTAGCAGAAGGGTGGGCATAGATATGAAGAAATGGAGACCTGACTTTAAGATTGAGGGCATATCCGTGCCCATACCGGATAATTACAGTCAGGTAATCACTGACTTAAGTAGCGAAGAAACTGGCCGTACATTAGATGGAGTGATGCACAAAGATATTATTGCAGTAAAAACAAGTACACCACTAGAGTGGTCTAAACTAGAATGGGATTTAGCCGCTAAAATTGCAAATGCCGTAGATGGCAAATCAAGCATAACATGTGAATATATGGACGTGAGAAATCCGTACCAAATGGCCACTAGAAAAATATATATAGGTGATAGAAACTGTGAACCGACAGACTTTGATACGGATGGTAAGGTTTACTGGAAAGTCTCATTTAGCGAAATAGAAGTGTAGGTGAAGGAATGCAAAATGTTTCTAATGAATTTAAGAGAATTTTATACGGTGACGAAGGAAGGATTTTTTATGGAAAGGCAAATATAATTCTTTCTGATGGCACGGAATTAGTGATTGGAAATGAAGACATCTGGCAAGGCGGCATACAAATATCCGAAATGACAAGTAATAGCGGTAATTTTGAAATAGGTATGTGTGCTTGTAATCAACTTATCTTGAAAATCAATAATACAACAGATAAGTATTCAAGCTATGATTTCGAAGGAGCTATAATTACTCTACATATAGGATTACAGCTATCCAAAGCAGTTGAGTATATAAAGAAGGGTGTTTTTACAGTTGATTTATCCGAACAGGTAGGTAGTTATATAAACCTTATTTGCCTAGATAATACATATAAGTTAGATAAGCCGTTTTCCAATGTAACAATTAATTTTCCATGTACGGCTCTGCAGCTTATACAAACAGTATGTACATATTGCGGAGTGTCAACGGTTTCTACGTTTACAAACAGTAATTTCACAATACAAAAAAGACCTGACGATGAAGCTCTAACGTGCAGGGATATAGTGTCCTATATTGCACAGATTGCCGGATGTTTTGCTAGGTGTAACATGAATGGGGTATTAGAGTTAAAATGGTATGACATTGGAGCGTTTGAGCAATCCGACAACCTGGATGGTGGTACATTTGACAAAGATACTCCATATTCAAGCGGAGATACAGCAGATGGCGGAAACTTCACGGATTATAATACCGGCGATAATATAGATGGCGGCACTTTCTTGCAAATGCAACGGTACCATCACATTTATAGTTTGTCACAAGCCACAATAGGCACCGACGATGTAGTAATAACCGGAATACAGGTTACTGACAGCACAGAAACACCGGAAACCGTGTTATTTGGTATGAGTGGATATGTATTAGCTATTAGCGAAAATCCGTTGATACAGAGCAAATCTGATGCTCAGGTAGTTGCTGATTTAGTGGGAAAGAAAATAATAGGTATAAGGTTTAGAACTTTGTCTGTCTCCACAAAATCAGATCCAACAATCGAAGCTGGTGACGTAGCTTATATATCAGACCGAAAAGGAAATTCATATCAAACCTTAATTACATCATTGAATTATACAATTGGAAATTACATGAGTATTACATGTGATGCAGAAACACCGAGTCGAAATAGCAGCACAAGATATTCTACAGTTACAAAATCCCTTGTAAAGGCAAGAAATGAAGCAAGAAAAGAAATCTCCGCTTATGATATAGCAGTAAAGCAATTGAACGATTTAGTAATGCATAGTTTTGGTACATATCGGACAGAAGAAAAACTCGAAGATGGCAGCACTATATTATATGCTCATGATAAACCGACCTTGGCAGAATCCAAGAACATATGGAAACAGACAGCCAACACCTTTACTGTCAGCAATGACGGTGGGCAGACCTGGAGAGGCATGGATGCGGATGGGAATATTGTTGCAACTGTTTTAAATGCAATTGGTGTAAATGCAGAGTGGATAAAAGTACTTACCAGTTTCACAGTAGGAAAGAACTTTTCAGTAGATGCGCAAGGCATATTACGTGCCACTAATGCTATTTTGAGCGGGAAAATAACCGCAAATAGTGGTAAAATCGGTCCATTTGAAATTAGTAATCAAGGCTTAATGTCAGAAATAATGCAGTTTTATGAGAATAATGATTATCCCTTAATATGGTTAACTAAGAAAGGACCTAGCGGAGAGGAATGGGGAGCAAACAATACCGAACGTGCTAACCTAGAACCATCCGTTGTGGTTGTACGAAGCATAGATGAAAATGGGAAACATACAGATGTAAATCTTTTTGCAAGGAAAAATCCAGATAGCGGAAGAACTGGTGAAATTTCCATTAGTAAATGGGGAAATGGAATAATTCATGATGCTACACTTAGTACTGACGGAATTTATATAGATAAACAGGAAAACGGAGTACGGTTAGAAAACGTAGAACTTACTCCACACGGATTATTTTTACAAAATGAAGATGGATATTACACGTTCATTACCCAGTCTGGTAGCATAACTTTTTCGGAAGACCAAGCATCATTCACCGGAGCAAACTGTCAAATAACCATGAGTGAAAGCGGAGATATAGGCATATACGGTTCCAAAGGAAGTATCTATATGACAGATGATACTTATATAAATTCCCCAGGAGATATTTATTTAAATGGATTCCCGGCTGATTTACAACAAATACAAAACGACATAATGGCAATAAAAGCTAAGCTTAACATGTTGTAGGAGGTGATAGCATGGCAGTAAGAGCACCAAGGCGAGGATTAAAAGTTGATTTTGAACCGAACAAATTAGTTGATGGTGAGCTGGCAATGCCTTTGGACACAAAGGAGTTGTATGTTGCTTTTGCTCCTGGGGATGTACAGAAGTTGGCAACACACGAAAATGTGAAAGAAATGGTTGAAGAAGCCACAGATGAAGTTATAGCAGATTTTACAGAAGGCGTGAACAATGCAACAGAATATGCTACAGAACAGGGTGACTATGCAAAGGCGCAGGGGAATCATGCCAAAACACAAGGTGACTACGCGAAAGCGCAGGGTGATTATGCCAAGGCACAGGGGCAAGCGGCAGAAAGCATTGTATTGGGTAATATTGCAACTGAAACCACTCCCGGCATTGTTAGAGGTGGTGGAGATATAAAAGTTAATTCTGCAACAGGAGATATGACCGCTCCGGATAAGCTTAACAAAACAGGTGATTCCAAAGATAATACGGTAACCTTTTCGCAGGCAGCGGCAGATGGAGAACTGACAAGCGGAAGTACCCATGCAACCTTGTTTGGGTTAATTAAAAAGAAATTAGCAGATATATTAACAGCAATAGCCGGTAAAATAGATAAAACAAGCATTGCACAAACGACCGAAGTAAACGATTCTACCAAGGTTCCTAGTACTGTCGTTACTCATGGTATGGCAACAAAAATCACAGGATTAGAGAATAGTGTAGGTGAGATAAATAATAAGTTTGCCAAGTATGATGCGGCTGGTGCAGATTCGTTTTTGAATCT